GCCCGAACCCCAGCCCTCACCACCGCCTTCGGCACCCTCAGCGCCCTGGCCGGGTTGCATCAGACCGCCAGCTGCCGCGTTGGGCATGACGTGCATGTCGACTGGGCTGTAGGGCAGCATGCTCGAGTAGAACATGTACCACTGGGCTACCTGCATGGTGAGCTGCTCCGGAGCCTGACGCCCCGGTCCACGAAGCCAACCGACCAGCTCTTCAACCATGACGAAGGGGTCGTCCCACGGCCGCGGTGAGATCTGCTCGCCGCGCGCGATGCGCTCTGGAATGCTCGCCGCATAGGCATGCTCGGAGGCCAGTACATCCGGACCCACGCCGGGGAGCTTGATTCCGGCAACTCGCATGTAGGTCCGGACGTCCGGGGTCTGCGTCCTGGGGTCGACAAAGATACCGCGGTCCCAAAGCTCGTTGGCCTGGTTGAGCCGGATCGCGGGATTGCGACTGAGCGAATCGCTCTCTTCGAGCGAGACGTCCCAACCCGGCTGCAGGTTGACGTCGCTCCACATGTAGGAACGAACGCGCTCGCGACCGGTGACAGTCCAGGTACGCTCCTTCGAGTAGTAGTGCTGGGCCACGCAGAGAATCGCGCGGTGCATCTCCTTCCACTCTTCATTGTTGCGTACGATGATCGGGGCGATGGCTTCCGAGGCCTGGGATTCTTGGATCGCGGCGAGCCGTCCAGAGTTGTCACTGGGAGCTTGCCCGGTCTCTTGGTCAGTAAGGCCGAAAAACCGCGCGATGCCTTGGTCCATACGGACCAGCTCATTGTAGGCGTACTGGGGCAGACCCGGAATTTCGAGCCACGCGGGTTGACGCCCAAATTGGGCGGTCGGGAGAATTTGTCCCGGTGTCGTATCGATCTCATCCACACCAAGACGGTTGCCTTGCGGGTTGAGGAGCTTGGGCCGGAGGGTCAATTCACGGTGCTCGCGCATCTGGGTGAGCAGACGATTACGCTCACGTTGCATATGCCAGGCTTGCTGTGTTGGGGCCTCGCCCCAAAGCTCGCCCTCGTTGTGCTCAAACCGTTGTAGGTAGACAGGCAACCGCTTGGTCAGTTTGTAGACCGGATGCTCATCCGTGTGCTCGAGAATGATGTCCTTGGTGAAGTGGACCATCCGGCCTTGCGGGTACTGCTCACTCGGCGCCTCGTTGTAGGCATAGAGGTAGGCGTGATCTTCGAGGTACTGCGTTGCCGCGCGGTCATCTACGAGGGTCCCGAAGAAACTCAAACTGCGGTCGGTGTAGAGGCCGTCCTCAGAGGTGATGAACTTACCACGCTCGGGGAACATGGCCCGTAGCTCAGAAACCGGGTACGCACGACGAGTGAAGTAGTAGCGCCATTTCCGGGGGTCGGTAACGCCCGGCTCGGGATAGAAGTCGCGGACGTCGAGGCGAGTGATCTCTACATCGCCCTCGCGGATTTTCTCCAAAATGGGGGCTTGCTTGGGCTGCGGCATCGGAGGCGGCTCGGGAAGCGGCTTGCGCATCGAAGCGTTCAGCTCCATGCCCTGCTCGTAGACGTCCATCGACGTCGCTGCCATTTCCTGGGCCTGCATCTCCGCTTCCATCTTGCACGATGGACACTCGATCCCGACTTCGTCCTCATCGCCGGTGTAGTTGCAGGTTGTGCACCACGCGAGTACACGGCCCGCGTTCTTGTTCCAGGCCAGCTCAAACGCCGCGGTCCCAGCCCACAGGAGGCTGTACTGTGCCTCGAGGTACTTGACACGCATGTTCTCTTTGCGCTGGATGTACTGGAGGAAGGTCTCCGCGACCTGACTCGCGCGCAGATCCGACTCGTCATCGGTCGCCGGCATGACCACGATGCCGGGAATGATGCGGGTCAGCTTCCCAACGAGCTTTCGCCCGTAAGGACGTAGGAGGTTCTCAACGGAGAAGAGCCGCTGCTGTGCGGCTTGGCTCACCGTGATGCGGTTGACCTCTCCCGTATCTCGGTTGCGCGCCAAAATCTGGTCGCCGCGCAAGTAGAGCCGGTTGAACTCCCAGCCATATTCCCACTGCTGACGGTGAGAGTGTGCCTCGTCAAATCGCGACCGAAGGTGCCCGGCCATCTCCCGCTCTTCAGCGGTTGGAGTGTACGGCTCGGCCGGTGCAAATCCCTCACCTATTCCGGTGGGGTCTGGACTCTTGATGTTGACTGGCATTTTTCTATTTCCTTTGCGGCGTCAGATCGTAAGGCTGCTGCACACCCACCTAGTAGCCCATCTTCTGACCAAGCTTGCGCTCTTGCAAGTTCCCCTGCACGGCTTGGTCCTGGAACTCCTGTGAACGGCTCGCATCTTGCTGCATGCGACCGAGCAGAGCTTCCTTCATCGCCGCGGCATCGTCCGCGCTTTGGGGCGCACCAGCAAGGCCATCCATAGGAGGCATGCCCGCTTGATCGAACGCCATATCTTCATAGCCGCTACCCGCTTCGGGCGCGGTGTCAATTTCATAAGGGTTCGCGTCGGCCCAGTCCTGCGGCACGTCACGAGCGTGATATGCATCGTCATTAGCCATCTCCACTGCGCCGAGATCGTCGAAAATCTCACCTTGCGGTTGGAACATCGCGTTGGGGTCCATGCCTTGCGGCGGTCCTTGGGGAGGCATTCCGCCTGGTCCTGGAGGCATCATCTCTGTTTGTCCTTTCTAAATGAGAACGTCGTACTCTTTGCCGGTAGCTTGATCACGAATAGTTGGGCCGAGTGTCTGCTCTTTCTTCTGCTTCGGAGCCCTCTCCTGTTGCGCATTCAATGCAGCACGATTGTACTCCAGCTGTGCGACCGCGTTGGTGGCCTCAATCGAATTGTCCGCTTTGCGGGTCAGAACTGCAAGCTCGGCGAGTGAATGGGCTTTGTCGCTCGCGTCGTCGCTTTGGCGAAAGATGAGGTAGCACTGGAACACATTCATACAAACGCTGATGCCTAGCAAAGCGCTAACCGTCATAAAAGGGATCTGAAGCTGTTCTAGCATCATCCTTCAATTCCTTCTGCAACTTTTCCCAGAACTCTGTTTCCTGCGCATTGAGTGCTGGCTTTGGCAGTTGCGTTTGATTGTTCCTCTTTTTAACCTCTGTGTCCAGACAGTAGATTTCCGGGTACGCCTTCACTGCGTAGACGCTCAGTGCGAGACCCATGACTCGGTCGTCGTGACTACCACCCTGGCCGCGGAAGCGATAGCTCAAACCGGTTGAAGTCAATTCTTGTCCGTAGTGACCAAGCTCCTCAATGGTCGAGTAGTTGCGAACGATGATTGTTCGCTTCCCGGTTCGGCGGTCCTTGATGGCCTGCTGCAGTGCCGAGATGATGATGCCTTTGCTCTTCACGTTGGTGTCGATGCCGAGCAGTGAATCGGGGCTGAATTGGGCGGTCGCGGGATCTGACAGGTCTTGGAATAAGTTCCAGTACCCGAGTTGCTTGAGACGCTGAATAGACCTGTCACCTGGGCCGCGACGCTCTACAACGAGGGGTGCACAATTGTACCAAATCGCGAGCTTCATCAAGTCGTCGGCGTAGTTCTCCGGATTAATCCACCCATGGTATTCGGCAACTTGCTCAAAGTTGATTTCTGTTCCTTGTCGCGTGAGGGAGAGGACTTCACAACATGAAGCGTCTCCGTCCCGAAGCCCCTGCGCGACATCCGCTCCAAGGATGTATTGATGGTGAGGTCGCGGCGGTTCCCATACTGAGAGGAGGCTGCTTTCATCTGGGACGAAGATGAACTTGGTCTTGTCGGAACTAGCCACCAACAGGTCTTCTTCACTTTTGGTATTCTCTTTGTCGACGTCAAAAACGATGAAACCCTTGTTCGGCGCTTCGACGTCCTCATACATCTCCGACAGCTCCCACTGGTCGAAGACGGAGGTCTCTGAAAATGCGGCCGGGCGGCCCCAGACGCGGGCCTCGGCTTCTGCGGGGCTCATGATTTTCATCGAGCCCTCAATGAGGGCCGGATCTGCGAGGCCGGCAGAGAACTGATCGATAGTATGGATGCTGGCGTACTTGCGTTCGGTACCAGGGAGGAAGTTCTCTTGCGGTCTCTCCTCAATCAAGCGCGTGATGCGCTGGTGCTCCCAAGCGCCTTTGCCCTGCAGCGGCGTCCCGGTAATCATGAAGCTCGACATCGGAACCGTCTCAAGGCGCTTGAGCGCTTCGGTCAAAAAACGCTGTTGAACGTGCTCATCAAACTGGCCCTGACTGTACTGACCACCCGCGATGGCTTCGTGGCCTCGAGGAGCGGCATCAGAAAACAGGTGGATAGTCGAATGTTCGTGGTGGCAGCTTCCCGCGTTGCCTTTGTTGGCGCACTCCTCACATGCGATGTAGACGATCTTCTTCTTCTCGTCGTACTTGTACAGCCACTTGCCGCCCACCGGAAATGCGGGTGTCAGCGGATTGCCTGGCTCGCCGTGAATGTACTTCTTCTCGAAGACCTCCGGCGCATAGTCCTTGTAGTTGACGCCAACGATGAAGATGGAGGCTGGAAGCGGGGGTGCGGGTCGGTAGGTCATCTGATTGGTGACGACCTGGTAGTTGTCTGCCCGCGCGGACTCGGTTTTGGAGATGCGGTTTCCACCACGGAAGTAGCGAATGAACGCGGTGCTCTTGTGGAAATCGAGGGCTATGTCGTGGGCTGGGAGGTAAGCGGCCATAGGGTCGCTTGCAATCTCATCCCCATAGGAATCCCTGAGCTGCCTTAGCGCTTTAGCAAAATCCTTGACGTCATTGGTCGCCCGCTGTTTTTCCGGCCATGCCAGAATGACGTCGCGGACGAGGTCTGCATAGTCGAGGAAGTTCGCCGTCGTCAGCGGATCGGCAACGATTTGCGCGTCGGTCAAAATCCTCGCGCAGCGCTGAAGGACAAGCCCGGTTTTCATTCGGCAGGCTGTTGTTTTTGCTTCTCAGGTTTGGGCTCCAGAGCTACCTCTGCCGCAATCTTCTCTTGCTTCTTGCGGTCGTCCTTCCGCATGCCCCGGTCCATCGAGCCCCAGAAGTAGTTACCTGCGAAATTGTCATCCGCGCCTGACCACCAATTGCTCACTAGATGGCTCCTTCGTAGCTGATGTGGCAGGTGACAGTACCAGAATCGGGAGTCAGTATGATGTTGGCCGAGACGTCGATGTCGGTGAGCACGACAAACTTGCCAGGCCCAATTTCCAAATCGGCGTCGGAGATAGCTGTCGCGCCAGCCACATTTCCGCAGTCCGTCGTGAAGGACAACAACACAATCACGCTGGTGCTCAGATTCTCAATCATCAAAAAACTCACATCACTGAGATGATCGAGGTTGTAGGTAGTCGCGCCCGCGCCGGTGGTGAAGCTGTCCTGTATACGAATGTCGGCCGCGCTGGAGTCAGCGGCCCACGCCGTTTGATGCTCCGAGCGTTGCTCGTAGTCACTCTGTGCGCTTGCCTGTACGAGTGCTCTGATTCTTGCGTAGGCCATTAGGTCTCACCTTTCCTTACACGCCGGCCTCTACCTTCGCCGGAGGCGCGGGTCTTGGCAGCGCGGGTCTTTTTGGTTTTCTTGCTTTTCTTCCCACTCTTCTTCTCGGCTCGTAGCTCAGCCTTCTTCAGACCGCTTACCTTCTCGCGCGCGCGCGTTTTAGCGGCCTCGAGCTTCCGTGATGCCTCTTCCTGCTTGGCGATGAACTCCTCTTCAGTGAGCATGCCGGTAGCATCGACGAGGGTAGTCTGACCGCGAAGGGTATGTCGAGACTTCTGCCAGTCCAGGATTTCGGCTACGGACTCCGAACCGATATCCATGTTGACTCGCATCTGGACGTCTTTGAGCATCCCATACGCCTGCATGCTGAGCGCAAGCTGGCGCCTCTCTTCCGCCGAAGCCGCGAGTGTACCCTCTTCAATAGCCTGTGCTTTCGCGTAGAGGTATTCAATGTTCTCGCGTTGGGTGCTTCTGGGAAGGGTGAGGAGTGGGGTGGGCTCATACCCACGCTGGCGAAGCGCCAGCGAATCCAGTTGGGTGATAGCCCCGACATAGATCCTTCGCGGTCTCGCCTCTTCCGGGATTTCCGGGAAGAGATCGAGGTTGACGGTGGCACTACCTGGTGTCACGTACCACTCTGCCTCTTCTTCTGAGCCGATTTTCGGCCAGCGATGAAACGCGCCACCTCTTTGCGTCGATCACTGTCGTCCTGCTTGGGGGTCCGTTTGTAGCCCTGCACGTCATCCTCCTCCAACATCTCGATGACGGTGAGCATCTTCATCACCGCATCACCAGGGTCGTCTGAGTGTACCACGACCTCAATACCATGCTGGCGGCGGATGAGCATGATGTCTTTTTCAGGCGCAGGTTCGCCGTTTTCAAAGGGGGTCTGCATGATTTTCTCCGAGTTTAAGCATTAACTTGTAAGGGGCGAAGGTCCTGTGGGCCCGCCCCTCGCAAAGCGAAGTTAATGTACAGGAAGAAACACAAATCGTCAACCGTAGAACCAAGCTTTCTACCCACTAAATGTAACGCATTGTGTCATTTAAGTCTAACCTACTGAAAAATTTGGAAGAGTTGTTCGTGAAGATCAGACCTCCTTCCCCAGTCCCGGGGTACCCAACCACCCCCCATCCGGAAGCCCCGGGTGCAGTGTAGTGCGATGTAGTGTAGTGCAGTGTATGGCAGTAGTAGCTGTGGCAACCACCCACCTGGCGTTGGGGCTGCAACTCCAGCTCAACCAAACGCGGACATACGCTTATATAATGATACGGTTGAATGGTAGACACTCGAGTCCATCATACACCTGCACGCTTACTCATCACCTAAGCAGCCATGCATACCCATTCCCTAAGCACTCTCACCGAGCCTCGCACCCCCGGTCTCGGCGGGGTAGGTGCAGGCCTTGGGAGCTGCTGCATCGAAGGGTAATGATTGTATAGCAAGAGTCGTGCCAGAGGGTCTGATTTACTTGCATGTTGCAACCTAATACTAGACTCCGAGTCCAACATGATGTCGAGATCACTGGTGTTGCTATGGCCATTCTCCCGCGATATCGACACCGCATTTCCGCTCTATCCCCTCGCCCTCGCTGGCTATTTTGAACTTATACAAAATAAACGAAACATTCCTAGCCATCATGCCGATACTTTTGTATATCTACATAGGCGGTATCTCACTGCCGACAGACAAGGGGACGCAGCATGTTTGACATTCTACTCGCTACCGGAATCGTAACAGGCCTCACAGCCATTCCGCTTTTCGCTACTATCATCATGGCTCTCGAATTCGTCGGCGGCGTAACTGGCCATCGCTCACATCGTTTCTAGACAGGGGAAAACAGATGGCACGCAACACACTGGGCATGGATTGGCAAACAACGTTAGAAGCATCTGCAACGCTGGCACGCGAAGCGGCTCGGACATACAGCGCAATCCGCGACACGCCCCCCAACATGCATGCAAACTTGCGGCGTCAATCCGGTCGTCAGTACAGAGCCGCTCTCGCTCTCGCTGAGCTGCACTGTGGCACCTTTTTGATGACCATCAAAACCGAGAAGCGCACCATGGCCAATTTCTTCCGCATCGACTGCAGCCGATAGCGCCGCAGGGTGCCGAGCCCTTCCCATCTCACGGGATGCGAGGGGCTGGGCACATTGGAGTGCACAGACAAGGGGACACAGAATGACAAACACACGCAAAGCCGCAGCCGACCGATTCAACACAGCCAAGAAGGACAACGCCCTGCGCCTGCGTCGAATCAGAGTTAGAATTTCTAGCGACGCTCAAACACTTATAGACGAATTGGGTGACTGTCTTTACACCGTCTCAAGTGGTAGCGACAACGACACGCAAAACGCCTATGACGCTATCGACGACCTCAAGGCCAGCCTCGACGTCGCCGAGAAAATTCTCGATACGCTGGAGTAGGCACTAGGTCGCCTGAGTCGACTGGCCTTCCGCCGGTCGCCTTGGGCGCACTAGGGC